CGGCGTCGATGCGGTAATTTGTTTGAATTGTCGTGCCGCCTGAAGAACTCCGCTACGTCTTCGTCGATGCTCTCGGGCGAGGTGAACATCGGCTCCGGCTGTAACTTGTGGAAGTACCTGTCGTCGCGCAGATGGTTGATGATCTCGTGCTCATCACCGTCGCACCGGCTGCGCAGCATGTTCAGCAGCGTCTCGTAGACGTGGAAGTTGTTCGAGAAGAAGTATAGGTGCCCGACACTCAGGCCGGTGCGCGCGGCCAGATACTCCTGCAGAACGCTGAAGTGCACAGCGTTGGCACCGTACAGCCCCCACACGATGTCGTGACTTCTGTTGCACACGGTCATGTCGAGATATTTAATCGAGATGTCCGCGAAGTCCACCGCTGCGGGCATCCGGTTGTAGTCGCTCCTGACCCTGAAGTAGACATGAGTATTGCAGGGTCGGTCGTTCCAGTTACCCTTCAGGTCGTTGCTGCCCTCGTGCGCGCCCTGTCGCTCGTGTCCCGACAGTCCGCTGCTCTGGCAGTCCCACATCTGCAGCACGCACTGACGCGTGTTGGGCTCCCCCCGGATACGCTGCACGATGACGTCCAGCTGATCGAAGCCGAGAGCCTTGCGCCATCTGTGTCCGTACGCTCCGTGCAGAGTGCCGGTATCGGCAAATCGGTCGCCGAAGTCGGAGACGTAGCGGTCGAGGGACTTGACCTCGTTCCTGCCTGCCAGCATCCACAGAGCCTCGACGACGTGGAAGAACGGATTGGCGTCGCGCAGTGCGCTGAACACCACGCGCTCGGTCGGGCTCCGCAGACAAGTGACCACCGGGCCGGGGGCGACTAGGCAGGTTCCGGCTCGGGTGCTCTCGCGAGTGCCGCTGTTCAGCAGATACTCGACGCCGCGCGGCAGCGCCTCGGCGACGTTCCGTGCGTCTAGGACGTACGTCATTTGATTAACTCCTCTAGAACGGTATCTCTTCGTCGTCCGCGTGGCTGGTGTTGCGCGTTGTCCCTCCGCTGCTGCTCTTGGCTGGACGCTCCTCGCCTCTCTCCTTCGGCTCGAACAGCATCATTACCGCCTTGTTGTCCTTGTCCGGATCCGGTACTGGATAGCTGTCCAGGTACACCGTGATCAGGCCCTTGTCGTTCTTCCACGCGGTGCCGACCTTGTGCCACCACGTCTTCCCTTCGTCCTTGTGCGGACGGGGAGTGCAAACGTCATATCTCTGTCCCATTTTTCCTTCCTCTCAGATAGAGTTCCTCCAGCAGTGCTGCTGCGAGGGCCGCGCAGTCCGGGTCGTTGTACCAGCGACACCGGCCGGACGGATGTGGCAGTTGTCGCCACTCGCAGCCGTCCTTGTGAACTGGATGTATGAGAACCTCCGGTAGACCGAGCGCGTCGCGAACCGCCGCGCCGAACACCAGTATAGTGCGCCCTTGATAGAGCGATGGCAACCGTCTGGCACTGTGCAGAGCTGCAGCCTTGTCCCACGTCCTGGAGTGGATCAGGTTGACGCGGTCGAAGCCGCTGAGATAGTCGCTTCTCGAGACATCCGGCATTCTCGTTCGCAGAAGCTGCCAGACGCGATAGCCTGTGCAACCCGGAGGATACGGGAACAGAGCGTGCTCCGGTCTGGAGGAGACCGGATTGTTCATGCCGAGTAAAACTGTCTTCACTTTGACTTCCTCTCTAGCTGCATCACGCACCATCCCAGCTTGCCGATGCTCTCGCGTCTGGCTATCGTCCAGCCGTGCCGCCTGACCGCTGCAGCGAACTTCTTCTCGTCGTGCGTCGCAACCTCGTGCGCTCCGGCGAGGTACTTCCTGCCGAGCTGTATCGTCAGCACGACGCGACGCTTGGCGAGCGAGCACACTATCTGCAACGCCTTCAGCATGTCGCTCTCGACCAGCAGGTGAAGAAACCTTATGCACACCACGCACTCGACGACGGGAGGCTTGGTCGCTGAGCTGAAGATGTCCGCGACAACTAGACTGTTCCGGCGCGCTCCTTTCCTGTACGCCTGTCGCAGCATCTCCTCGCTGGAGTCTATGCCCATGTACTTTATTTTTAATTTCTCGTAGGTCCTCAGCATTCGACCAGTGCCGAATGGCACGTCCAGAACCTCGTTGATGCCGCTGAGCATCTCGCCCGCGAGTCTGTTCTCCTCCTGCCATCGCGCTGTCTTCTCTCGCTTCTCGTCGTAGATCGCGGCCTTGCGGCCTCTGTAGGTCAGCTTCTCTAACTTAATCATTCCGATATCTCCTCCTCTATGACAGCGCCGGAGTTGATCAACTTTGCAGGCACTCCCCAGTCCGTGTACTTCTTGGTCACCAGAGCGTACTTCGTGCCGGGGTATCTGTTGAGAACGTGCGACAGATACGGCTCCGTGCCTATCTCTCGATGCTCGGCGACGACTTGCTCCAGCGTGCTGCGCAGCAGACCAGCACTGTGGAACGCCCGAACGCTGACCATGCCCCACTGAGAGATGTCCTTCTTCTCGACAAACACCGTCGGGTGAGGAATGTGGTCCACGCGACTCATGCTGCGATCGTTACGGTTCTCGGCCACCAGCACCACCGCGGACCACGTCTCCAGATACAGCGGAATCTGCATTACGTCCTCCCGCAACACGAGAGTGTCGCAGTCCATGACCATGACCATGTTGTCGTCGTTGACATTACTCAGCATCTGTCTCACAGTGTCGGCCTGACCGGTTGTCTCCTTCACGACCATCGTGTTGTCTGCGGCGACCACGTCGTAGTGGTTCGGAAATATTTGCTTGACACCGACAAGGACGTCGACGCTCTCCGGCAGGCATCTGAGAACGTGCCCCAGCATCGTGCGGTTGACACCTCCGTACGTGATACGAAGCATGTGCTTGGGCAGATCGTATCCTGCCTCCCTGTAGCGCGAGCTCTCGCCCGCTGCCGGAATCAGAACCGTGACACGTCGATCGCTTGCCATTCTGTCTCCTCCCTGACTCTCTTGACGAACTCCGGCCAGTCGTCGAAGTAGACGCCCGGTTGCATGTTGCGCATTATCCTCAGCTTCTCCTCCGGGCCGAGGCTCGGAATGATGGTGTACGCCTTGAAGACCGGAAACTGCTCCCTGATGCTGCGCACCGAGCTCTCGCTGGTGCCGGTCAGTATCTTGCTGCGACCCGGAACGAGAAGATTACACGCTGGCAGCAGTCTGCCGTACTTTCGCAGATACACGGGGAACACGGAGTGCTTCTTGGCGTAGATCTCCGGATCGTTCATCCAGAGCCGCGCTGGCTGATACCTGGATATCTCCGGCGAGACGACACCGAGCGAGGCATACGCCTCCTCGTTCGCCCTGCGCGTGGACACCAAGCACTCGTCTAGATCAAACAATAGTTGCACTGAAACATCTCCTCTCCGTTTCCTCGCACCACTCCCTGACATCCGGAGTCAGCTGCCCCCGGTCCTGCCAGTCCACGAGAATGCGTCTAGCTGTCGCGCCGCACCACCACAGCGCCCGACGTCTCACTCTTTTGTTGGTCCAGAACTGCGGCATGTCCCACTCCACTGGACTCTCGCCGTAGGCCACTGACTCCCATCCGGCTGCCGACTGCAGCAGTCTGCCCATGTCCGTCTCTGCAAATCTGGCGACGTGGGGCCGGGGGCTGATGGGGTCGCCGATCACCAGCCTCGTGCCGCGCCTCATCGCGTTGCTCACCGTGCAGTCGCCGTGGGTCATGCAGAGATGACCAGCTCTGGCGAAGTGTGGTACGAGCAGTCCTGTCCTGAACGTCAGGTGCTCGTGCCACTCCGCGTCGTGTTGAGTGAGGTGCGCTAGACATCGTTCCCAGACGTTGCTCTGCAGTGCCGTCTCCATCTCCTGCAGCAGACCCGGTTCTCGGTGGGCGGGCTCCAGATACTCCATGACGTACAGGCCGTGAGTGACTACGTAGATCTCGGGAGCGATGTCTCCCAGAAGCCGACAGTACTCCCCCTCAGCCGTGGCGCTGTCGTGCTCCTTCATCACTGCCAGAGTTATTTGCGCGCCACTCCCTCCCTTTCTCCAGAGCTTTCTGCCACTGAACGACGACCTCGCATCTCGTTCTGGCGTCCTCGCTGATCCCGCGGCCGACATCAGCTTTTCGCACAACCTTGACGAGTCCCGGATAAAACTCTGCCAGTCGCTCAGCGTCCGCGTTTGCTCTGCTGAAGTCTCGCTCGAGACTTGCTCCGCCGGGAGCCCCGAACTTTTGGTCGACGAGGACTGAGTGATTGACGACATTAGGGTATCCCTTTGTTAGAAGCTGCAGGCACGTGTCCATGTCCTCCCGCGTCTCGATGCGGAACGGCTTTGTCTCTCGTCTCAGCGTTGGCAGGTGATACGCCAGCACGTACATCGCTCGCTTGGCCTCCTGCCATCCGCCCTCCTGTGCTCGGTCGTTGATGCTGCCGCCGCGAGCGGCCAGTCCCGCGTGCGGAACTTTCTCGCACAGAAGACCCTCCATCTCCTTGAACACGCTCAGTATGTCCTCCGGCGTGGACGTCTTGAACTTCTGCGGCTCGTCGGTGCGGCGGGTGCAGAACCGAAGGTCGTCGTCGAGCATGCAGACCTTCCTCTCGTCCTTCAGCATCGTCTCTACTATCCAGCGTCGCTTGTGCGCTATCGTCCACGTGTCGTCGGGCTGCGCTACCACCTCCTTGACTTGCGGATGGTTGGCAGCGTGCGCCCGCTGCTCCTTCGATGGACAGACTATCACCGTCTGTTTCCGCAGCTCGGCCGGAAAGTTAGAGAACGTGATCTGCTTGCCTATTCTTCCTCTAGTCGGAATGACCATTAGCATTTGTTGCCTCCCTCAGTGTCTCTGTTAATGCCTTCCTCGAGCACGAAACTACCTCGACTCCCGCGCTCCTGAACTCATCCGCAGCGTTCTGGCTTCTTGTCCACGAGCGCTTGACGCCGTCCGCCGACAGCTTGTGCCCGCGCTTCCGCACCGAGCTCACGCATGTTTTTAAGTCCGTAGTGAGAGCCAGCACCCTGATGTCCTGAGGCTTGCAGACCTTGACCAGCTCGCTGACGAATCTGGCCTGCCCAACTCCCTCGCCTATGACCAGACTTCCCTTCCTGGATTTATCCCTGAGAGTAAGCACCATCCTGGACAACGGGCGAATTGTGTCCGTTCCTCCGTTCTTGATGTCGTAGCGTCCGGCGACGAACACCTTTCCGCTGCTGTATCCCAGCGGAGCCTTGCGTCCGGGCGCGAACTCGGGCTCCCACTTCCTCTCCTTCAGCAAAGCGTTGACTGCGGTGGACTTGCCGCTTCCGTGGCCGCCGATGATGTAGTAGATCATTTCTCGCTCCTTATCCTCGACCACGAGACGCGAACTCCGACTCCGAGCTCGTGTCCGTGTGCGGTGTGCTTGGTCTCGGTCTTCTTGCAGTACTCCGGATACAGCTTGCACAGCTCGCTCAGGCTGTCAAGAACAACCTTCGGCGTGCGCCAGCTATTACATCCGCCAACCGGCGGAGTCTTGTTCGTGTGCGTGGCCGAGAACGTGACGATGGTCCCGCCTCGCTGGATGGCATGGATTATGAGTGCGCAGTCCTCGTACACGGGCAGCGTCTCCAGAGGACAGTCCGCGAACTTCGCCGGGTCGATCGCGTACACCAGCGACACGAACTTGTTTCTCACCACCAGCGGATCGCCGCCCTCCGGCTTCGCTGCCGCTACGAGACCCTGCGAGAAGATCTGCTTGCCGATGCCCGCCATCGGCACCTTCCTGAGATGTCGCTCTAACATGCGAAACATGTCGCCGTATCCCTTGAACTTCACCAGACGCACGCTGACGTCGTCGTCCACGAAAAACATGGGCTCGCCTACCCTGCGCATGATCTCCTGCCGAACCAGACCCATGTGCTTCCTGCACTTGTCGGAGAGCAGCATGACGCCAGCCCACGGATACGCTCGGGAGTACGCCTCCAGCTCGTCGCTGTGCACCGCGACGCAGACCTCCTGGCCGCTGCTCTGCAGCCAGTTCATCGACGCGGAGGTGCCCGCTCTGCCGACCGAGGGAACATAGACTTTCATGAGAAGACTCCTCTAGGTCTGCCCTCGCCCAGCCTGACTCGCTCGTACTTGTCGAACTCGCAGAGCGTGTGCTCCACGTCGCGCATCTCCCACTCCGGCCAGCCGCACTCCCGAGGCCAGAGGTTCTCGGAACGACTGTACTGCAGCAGGTCGCCCATCTCCGCGAGCATCTGCTCCGTCGTTCGCGAGTGGTCCCTCTTGTCGCGCCCCGCCACTCTGTTCAGGCCGCGCCTCGCCCCCGGCCCAACGCTGCACCACGTCATGACGTCGGGAGCGTGGTCCAGCAACTTGGTCCACCGAAGGTCGGTGACTATCTCGTAGGAGTGGAACTTGCCGAAGAACTTCTTGGTCTTCAGCCAGAGCCACGCCTCCTGCAGTGTCACGCTTCGCCTCTTCGCCATGTACTTTGCCTGACTGCGCCAGTCGTCCTTGTAGAAGTCCGACAGAATTTTTAGTATGCCGTCTAGCTTACTATATCCGGGAGGCGAAGTAATTATGTATGCTCCGGTGACGTATGGTCCGCTAGGAAGGAAGTCCTTGATAAGCTTGCGCATGGGCCGCACGTCACCGGAGTTGCAGAAGAGAGCGAAGGCAGTGTTCCGACCTAGATCCGGCTGACAGAACACCGCCTCGCCCACCGCTATGCGATTGAACATCCTGAAAACTACCGTGGCCAGCAGCACGTCGGGATCGTCTCTCATGTCGTCGCGCACGTTCCTGCGAAACCAGTCCGTAGTCTTGTCAAGCTCGCGGAATACGTTCGTGAACCGGAACTTCTGAAAGATTGGGTCCCGAGTCAGCTGGTCCTTCGGCGTCCCCTCCTGTCTCAGCAGGTATATCGAGTGTCTGTCCCTCGCGTACTTGAAGAACTTCTCCAACTTCGCCCGTTGCATCTACTTCCTCCCTCGTCATCTTGAGCCAGTGCTCAGCGGTGTGCTTCTCGTCAGCTCCGAAGTCTTGTCTCAGGAGCCACGACAAATATCCTCTGTCCTTCAGTCTCACCTCGCGCCACGTCTGCCCCCGGTACTTGCCGAACGACACAGTCCTTAGCAGAACAGGGGCTGAGGTGAGAGTAACTAGGTCGTCTATAGTGCGGTCCGTCGCCAGCATCCGCGCCAGAATGTGTGCGGTCACCACTGCGTCGGTGAGCGCGCGATGCGGCGGGTGCCGCAGCTTTGGTATCGGCAGATCGAGCCAGTACCGCAGGGTCTGGTTGCCGTAGGACGGTGCGTCCGGCCACACGTGACGAGCGCACTTCCACGTGCACACCGTCGGCTTCGCAGAGACGTAGCCAGACTGCGCGAGCATCCGCACATCGAAGTCCACGAAGTGGCCCGCCACGTAGTCTGCGTTCTTGATGATGTTCAGCAGCGATATGCGCCGCGCCATCAGGTCCGTCATGGTTGGCTCGCACTCAAGCTCCTCGTCTGTTATGTGGTGCACGCCTCTTGCGGCTGGACTTATCGAACATGTCGGCTTGATCAGCTGGGTGCGGCTCTGGGCCACTCGGCCGCTCGTCACCGTCACCACTGCCACCTCGCACACTTGGTCTAGCTCTCCGTCGCCCGTTGTCTCCGTGTCGATCACCGCGACATACATCCGTCATCTCCTTGACTACGGCTTCCAGTCTCTGTATCCAGTACTCCAGCAGGGTCTTGCTCAGTGTTCCCTTGACGAGCTGACCGGAGATCTGTCCGTTGATGCGGGCGGTCGTCCAGCGCCACGACTCCATCTGCTCCTTTACAGCCATGGACATTTCCTCGCACTGTCGCGCTGGGGCTCCACCAGCGTTAGGCGTTCTCGGGCACGGGTCGCCGCGACGTACCACACGCGGCGCTCGTCCTCGGGATTCTTCTGCATCTCCTGATACGTGCGGCTGGCCATCTCCTTCATTATCACGACGTGATCTGCCTCGCCGCCCTTCGATCCGTGGATGGTGCTGATGGTGACGCGCGGCACCTTGCGCAAGTTCTCGCCGCGCTGAAGAGCCTTGCGGATGTATCCTATCTGCGACCGCGGTATCATGTCAAGCGCGTCGTACCACTCGTCCTCGCGCAGCAGGCCGCCCTCCTTCTTCATCCACCTGAGATCGTGGCACGTGTCCTCCTCGTGCCCCGACAAAGTCTTGAACCCGCGCTTGACGCCGCGCCCCAGAGTCATCAGACCGTAGATCTCGCGTATCTCCTTGACGGTGGCCAGTCCGCCCTTTCTGAGACGCTCCCACATGGTCATGGCTCGCAGCGTCCTCTCGCCGACGGACCAGTTCTCGTAGGGAAGTCGCCGGTAGAGAATTCCCTGATGCCGCAGGGCTGGCTCTATCTGCTCGGCGATCACGTAGATGTTGCGAGCCAGCACCAGTATCTGTCCCGAGCTGCAGTCCACGTTGTTGAACGACATGGTCTGGTCCACGCGCCCGTCGGCCTCGCGCGCTGCCCACTTCTTCTCGCGACGGTGACGCACGCCGCTGATGACGGAGTTCGCCAGCTCCTGCACGGTGCGCGGCACTCTGTAGCTCTGGTTGAGAACCTGAACGTCGCCGCGCATGTCGATAAGGTGGTCCACGTCGGCACCTGCCCACCTGTAGATCGCCTGATCGTCGTCGCCCGCCACGGCTACCCGCTTGCAGCCCTCCGCCAGTCTCTCGACGACGCGCCACTGCAGGGCGCTGAGGTCCTGACTCTCGTCGATGAAAAGTTCCTCCAGATTGACCTTGATTCTCTGCCGAAGGAAATCCGACAGCATGTCGGTGAAGTCGAGGAGGCCGTGCGCCTCCTTGAACTCCTGCAGGCGAGCGGCGAAGTCCAGCAGTCTCCCTCTGCTCAGACCGTCGTCGTCCATCGAGTGCAGCGTCTGCAGCGGAATCTGCCGTATTCTGGAGAGGTTCTCCATGAACAGCAGCCTGTCGCCGGAGCTGAACCCTGAGGACGTGCCGTCCTCGGAGATGTTGCCCGAGATCTCGACGCCAGCGTACTCGGCGAACTCCTTCATCCGCGCGCCCGACAGGACCTCGTGTCTCTTGATGCCGAGCTGCTTGAAGCACATCGAGTGAAGCGTGCTGAAGTTTGGCAGGTCCTTCTTCTCCAGCTTGAACTTCGCCCTAGCGCGCTCCATCGCCTCCGTCGCAGCCTTGACGGTGAAGCTGAAGTAGCCGATGCGATCGGGAGGCACGCCTCTCGACAGAGCGTCCTCGACAAGGCGTATGAGCTTCGTGGTCTTGCCGGTGCCCGGTGGTCCCAGAATGATCTCGGTCATACCGTCATGGCCTCCGCCAGGATTATTCCGCCGATGAAGCTCTGGAGACACTCGAACGAGCAGAAGTGCAGGTCGTCGCTCTGGAAGACACCGGGATTCTCGCACGCGACGGTGACCTGCAGCACCACGCGCCCGTGCACCTCCTTGTCGCAGGTATTGCAGTGATAGACAGTAGTTGCTGTCATGTCAGTCCTCCCTCCTGATCTTCGGTGGCGGCATGATCGGTATGGCCTGCACCATGCTGGACGGCACAAACCACGTGCGAACGCCCTTGTGGTTCTCGATATTGAAGAACTTCTTGCCTCCGCCCATTCTCACGATGTTGTCGAACAGCTTCCCGCGCTCGAAGTCGCGTATGCCCTGCTGTCGCAGGAAGCGCTCGAACGACTTGATGGTGAAGTAGTAGCGGCCGTCCTCCACCGACTCGTAGGGTCTACCCTGAGTCAGGTCCTCCACCCTGTCGCCCTTGGCGCGGTCCGTCAGGAACTCCTCCAGCTGCTCGCGCAGTCTCGCCCCCGGCTGCGCGTCCTCCGGTACGTCTATCTCTACCACCTTGTCCATTGCCTCCTGTACTAGAGCAAACCATGCGTCCTGCTTCATCGGTCTGTACGTCTTGTTCACCCGATTCATGCAGTGCCGGTGAAACTTCTGGTAGTTCTGCAATTCGTCGGTGGACAACTCGAGACGCTGCCCCAGCACGTCGGCGAACCAGACCGGGGGTTCGGAGTTGAGCTTGCTGAGACTGGATATGACCGGGTACTCTCCGCCGCGTCCTATGCCGAACTTTCTGGCGCGGCACAGTATCGAGTCGCAGCAGGAGCGCATCGGCTCCTCCTTGCAGGTGTACTCGTAGTCCTTCTTGCTGACCGACTTGATGACGCCGTCGACCTCGCTGCGCGGCAGCGGATCGAAGTACGTCTGATTGGCGCTCTCCAGCTTCTCTTTCCACTCGTCGGGGAACGCCCGCTTGTAGTAGAGAGCCATCATGAAGAGTGTGCGCTTGCGCCCGTCCTTGCGCACGCCGAGCGACGTGAGATGCTGCAGGCACGGAGGCCCGTCCGAGAAGTCGCCCCTGGAGGCAGCGGTGCCGTTGCCGCGCTTCTTCTTGCCCGTCGACGCACCCTGCCCGCGCCGCGCCCTGCAGATAGTCTCCAGACCCTCGGTGGTGGTCAGCATCTTCTCGGCGTAGCTGACGAACTCACCCATCGTCATCTCAGCGCCCGTCTTCTTGAGACCGTGCTGGTTCTTCAGCTTGCCGCCGTAGGTGCTGCCAAAGTACGGCATCACCATCCAGCTGCCTAGGTCGTTGCGCTCCACTAGAATCTTGGTCTGCTTGGGAAATATCTCGCACTCGGCCATTCCGAGCGAGGCCGCTGCGTCCCTCAGTACTCGCTGAACGTCCGTGGCCGGCTCGGGCTCCTTGAGGAACAGGAACAGGTGCAGGCCGCCGGACTTGCTGCGACAGGGAACGAGCGGATACTTCGCCTCCTCCACCCGCTTTATCATCTGGAGCAAGTCCACGTCGTACTCGTCGAAGTCTATGCTGCCCCACGAGCAGCTATTGTCCTCGCGGATCGGAATGACCCCCAGCGGGCGCTCGCCCTTGACGTGCTGCTCCCAGAGCTCAGGGGTAACAGGCTGGCGCACGGTCTTGGCAGTATTCTTGATGGCCCACTTCAGTCCCTCCGGGTCCTTCTCGGGAACGCCGTGCGTACCGGAGGCACCCTGAAATCCCTCAAACAACTTCATCAGTCTGGCGACTGCTTCCTTCATGTCGCACGCTTCATGTTAATCTCCCTAGAAGAAAGGGCGGTGCGGCACTGACCCGCTAGGGACGGGAGCGCCGCACCGCTTACTGGACTACGCCGCGTCCACCTCAGCCGCGTCGTGTCCAAGGCCGTCGTCGGCGTCGCTCTCCATCCTGTCGCTTGTCTTTGTTCCAGCGACGAAGGCGTCGTGCAATGCCTTAGCCAAGTCTCGCTCTGCCATCGTGGTGATCGGCGACTCGCGAGAGACGTCGTACTGGTACCACGAGTTCTCGCCGACAGTGCGCAGCTTGGTCTTCAGTCTCCAGTAGTACGCATAGATCGGCAGAGGCTTGCCGCTCGGCGTCTTCTGGTTGTTCATGGCGGTCATCCAGTTGCGGCCCACCATGTGACCACTGCCGCTCAGCGGGATCGTGTAGGGCAGCAGAGCACCGTTCTTCTTGACGAACCCCGAGAACTCGCGGGACTCGTTCACCGTGTTGCCGCTGGGCATCTCCCACATCTTGCGGATCTTCCCGTCGTCGCCCTCCTTGTCGACCAGCCTAGCGTTCGCCGGACGCTCGGCGTGTCGAGCAACGAAGCCTCCGCGGTCAGGTGCCCACTCGATCCAGCACTTGGCGAAGTAGCACGGCAGGAAGAGCATGCCCTCCTCGCCGTCGATGAGCGAGTCGCTCTGCTCCGCGTTGCGCAGCCAGATGGATCCGCCCTCCGCCCCCGGCACGTACTTGTCGTGTCCCTTCAGGGCCGCCTTGCTGTTGGCCTGCAGGAGATACACCAGAGGGACTACGTTGTCCTCCATTCTCGTGCTCAGGCCAACGCCTGCGTCCTCCTCGAGAGCTCCGAGAAGCTCAGCCGGAAGCTGCTCCTTCACCTCAGTCAGCTCAGTCTTTGGTTTATCTTTTTCCTTTGCCATTGGTCCTTAGTCCTTTCACTTCAGTTAGTTCCACCACAGGATAAGTCGCCGCACCGAGCAACTCCATGTCGGCCGGTGACAGCGGCTCTCCGTCGGAGAATCTCCGACGGATCTCGGCGGTGAGAGTGCTGGAGTGCACTCCCACCTTGACCTCGTAGTCCACGATCTTCTGCTTCTTCAGCAGGGACTGAAATTTCTTGGCCAGCTTTCCCTGACCCTTGGAGAAGTCCACCTTGTACTGTGTCTTGGTCAGCCCCTCCAGCCACCTGAACTTTCTCAGCGCCTTGTCGCGCCTGTCGTCCTCCGGCAGCTTGGCGGTGAACAATGTCTTCAAGTTGGCCTCGTAGGCCGGATAGTTGCCCGCTGCCTCGATGGACAGGGACGGCACGCCAGCGCTCTGCAGCATGGCCACCAGCTCGCCCGAGACATTGAAGTGGCCCACGATTGACCACCGCTTTCTCTTCAGCTCGGCCACGGCCTCCTCCGCGTCCTTTATCCTTGCGTCCAGCTCCCGAACCTCGGCTATCTTGTTCCTCAGCGTCACCAGCACGTTCTCGCTCCTGCTGGCCACACCGGCGTCCTGCTCCAGCACAGAGGCAAGCTCTGCGCTCATCGCTGATTTCTTCACGGAACTTCCTCCTGTAGGCAAGACATCAAGCATGGCCCGGACTGGGGGCGAAGTAAAGCGGCTCAGGACGACCTGCGCAGCTGAATCTTCGCCTCAGTCGGAACCTGATTGTTGTGGTAGCACTGCTCCTCCACGTCGCGAAGCATGTTGAGCGTGACATCGGTGTTGCGGCCGAGACGCTGCCAGTACTCCATGACACTCGCCGACCTCCAGCCGACTCTGCTGCTGCGCACGTGCACCTGAAGCTCGGGTGGCAGCTGATCGTAAGCCTGCATCTCCTCGGTGGCCTTCCTCTTGTACTTCGCGTGCTCGGCGGAGAGGTCCGGCCTCTGACGACCGAACTGCGGCATTCGCATTCTTCTGCTCACGGTTGCTCCTCCCTCACTATCTTGAATGCGTTGACCTCCCTCATGCCCATCAGGAGATCTATGGCCTGATGAAGCTCGCTCACCGACGCGTATGCGCGCGGCAGCCTGTACCAAGTGTTCTTCTCCTCGTTCAGCGTCTCGATGTAGAACGTGATCATCGCTCCCTCCTCTGCTGATACCGAAGTAGCTCGCGAACCTCCTCCCAGTCCCACCGACTGGGGCCGCCGTCCCACATTCCGAGGAAGCCGTCCCCAGCCGCGCACGCCGTCAGTCCTCGCTCCTGAAGGACTCCAGCCTGCCAGCCGCGCACCAGCCACAGCTGATCGAGATTGGGCTGTCCCCTGACCCTCCTGCGGCGCGTGGCTATCGCCGTCACGCCCCCGTGTCGCTCGCGCGTCAGGAGCCAGCCGACCTGCTCCGGCCGCATCTTCACGTGCCAGACGCGAGTAGCCTTGTACTCGATCCAGACGTCCCTTCCGTCGATGCACACGTTCGAGTCCGGAACGCCGCGGTCCAGCAGTCTCTCGATGGTCTGCCAGTGGCATCCCTTCAGGTGCTTGCGGAACAGGGGGCGAAGTCCGTCGTCGATGCTCACTGAAGCGAGGCCTCCCTGAGAACCTTCTCGAGCTTCTCGGTCGGGATTATCCAGCCGTCGTTGTCAGCGTTTCGCTGGCACTCGCTTCTCAGGAACGTGCCGAGCGTGTCGTCGACGTCGTGTCCCTCGAGAATCTCGTCGTCGAGCAGAAGACGTCCGCCGCACTCCCTGGATCTCTCGATCATGCACTTCAGCATTGCTCTAGCTGCCGGTCCGGTGATCATGACACTAGCTGCAGCTGATAGCCGCGCCCCCACATCGTCTGAAGTGTCATCGGAAGCTGATACTTGAGCAGCTTCTTTCGTATCTTGCACACGACCACGTCGATCACCTTCGCGTCGGGACCGTCGCCCGCCTGACGCCAGTACATCGAGTCGTACAGTCGCTCCTTAGTCACGAGTCGGCCCTTGGCGTGCGCCAGCACGGCCAGGAGCGTGGCCTCGCTGGACGTAAAGTGAAGCATCTGTCTGTCCGGTGAGGTTCTGATGACGACGGTCAGGTGCTCGGCGGTGTGGAACTCCAGACCGGCGAAGGTCGTCATCTGCGAGTACAGTTTCTCTCCGCAGTGCGGACACGTGGGCGAGGGTCGGCTCTCGACGCTCGTGGTGTCGGTGGCCAGCTTGTGCAGGAGCGCCTCCTTGGCGAACCCCGGCTCCATCTTCTCTAGCTCACTCATCTTGCTGTCCTCTCCTTGGTCCTGAACCTGCGACCGCAGGCGGTGCAGATGCGCAGCCTGACGACGTAGGTGTTGACTCTGCGCGTGTCCAGCACGCGGGTTGGCCCCTTCTTCGAGCAGGTGCACGGCACCGTGGCTCCTCCCCTCGGTCTCTTCTTAGCTCGCCGCATGACGTCTCTCCTCCTCGCTCTCGAGTACCTGAATGACTTCCCTTATTTGCTCGGCGGCGACCGTGGTCATCGCGTCCCTCTCCCAGCAGGTGAGCTCGCCGGCCCTGCGCTGCTTGTGCTTCTCCAGAGCGTCGGCGAGGGAGAGAACCTTGCTGTACGGAACACCCGTCCTTCTGCTCAGCGCCAGATACGGATACGAGCTGGTCATGACTACCTCCTACGGCCAATTTTTATGCACGCAAACGCCGACGCTTGCAATAGTGTCGTAGACCTCCACTGAGTTCACTCCCTCCTCGTAGCAGAGCGACGAGGCTACCCGCACCAAGTCCAGGTCGCCCTCCTGACTGTAGGTGGCACGGTGCGCCTTGATCATCATCTCCTTCCTGAGAGTCTGCGACACGTCGCACCATATCCGGGTGACGTAGCGCTCGGTCTCTACCCTGAGGACGTACTCGTACAGGTATCTGTCACTGCTGGCCATCGTGTCGCCCCCTCGCGTTTACGTCGGCTCTCGTCAACTCGGAGAGCGTGAACAAGTGATCGGCCGTGTCGCTCCGGTGCGACGACACCGCCCGCCTGTCGCCCGGAACCAGAAGTATCGCCAAGGCTCTCATAATGAGAGCCTGATTGATCATGATCTTGTCGAGTTCGCTCATGGTCTCCACCTGTCGTTAGGTTTGATGCTCTCGGTCTCGAGGAGAACGTAGGCAAGGCAGCACAGGGCGAGCGTGCAGAAGAATAACAGAAGCAGGACGCTGGTCGTGGTCATCGCCTCTGTCCCTTCCTGACGATCCGTATGTTTCTCACTCCGACGAAGTCGCCGTCGACGGCTTGCCGCAGGCCCTCCAGGATTTTTTCACCAGTCGCTGACCGAGCCGCCGACAGACATCGCTTGCAGACCAAGTCGCCCGACGGAATGAGCCCCTTGTTCATCCAGACTCCTCTGCCTCGTCTCCTGCCGCAGCAGGCGCAGACGTATCTCATTGTTTCTCCTCAGGATCTAGAGCACTGCGCATCTCCTCACCGGGGAACAGCATCCCGCCTATCTTATCTTGGTTCTTGTCGAGCCATCGCGCGCACCTCTCGACGGTGGCATCGACAACAGAAAGCGGCTCAGATCGCCTAGGGAATATCCCGCTACGCATGTCTCTGGCGATGTGCTCAGACGTAGTCTCCCCCATCCCCGCAGTGACAGTAAGGTGCCTATCAATTACGTTCGCCCACTTGGCAAAGTCGTTATCGTGCCCATTGGCGATCCTTCTGAGTGTATCGCGTAAGGTTTCGAGTTCCTGTGTCGGCTTATTTGGGCAGTTCGGCATTCCACAAGTATCCCCGGCCTGCCACTTGTGCGGACTGTGAAACATTGGACATTGAGTCTCCAACTCGGCAACGCGCATCTTGTATTCTGCCGCCTCATCGCGATAGCCCTGAATCATTGCCTCCAACTCGGCAATTCGATGTCTCAGTGCCGTAATTTCCTCGTCCTTATCCGGCTGCATACTCTCCTGTGTCTTGCGTCTCTCGCGCTCGTACTCCTCGCGCTCCCACTCAGTCACGAATCTCGGTTCCGTCATGGGTCTACTCCCCCTTCGTGTTGCTAGAATCGTCACGACGCCGACGACGATAGTCGCCGCGACGAGAAAGCCAAGCAGCCACTGTCCGCAGTCAGGGCACAGCATACAACCATTCGTCTCTCATGTGGTTAGCCTCTTCCTGATCTTTCGACCGAGCCAATGCAATGCTTTCGCTGGCACGACAATCAGGTAATAAACTACAAGTATCGCCACTATATCAACTATCTTTGTCATGAGCCTCTCCTATGCTTCCGTGTCGCGCGGTTCACCCGCTTGGCATCAGGGTCCAACGGGCGGTCATACTCATCGGCCTGCCGCCGTCGCTCGGCGCGGGGGTCCTTACCAGTTGCGAAAGAAATACCAACCTCCTTGACGGTGTTGGCCCACGCTACTACGGCGACTTCCAGTAAGCGTATAATCATTGGTCTAATCCTTACATGGTTTTTTGAGAGTTGGAGTATGCCCATCATTACTGCATGGCGCTGGAGTCGCGCCGCGATTGTAGCGCGGGTCGTCGATGGTGCAGCCGCTTAGTAGGAGAAACAGAAAGACTATCACGGTCGCCATAGAGACGACAGCACAGAAGGCGACGAGGCCTCCGCCACCAATCTTCACAGGCTCACTTGGCTGAGGTGTCATGTTGAACCGCTCCTTATGATTTTTAAGATAAAGATATCTTGTCCTAGCCATGTCGTCATTCGACCCTGCCCATCTCTCGGCACCAGTCGCATCGCTGCTCGAACGTCGATCCGCAGAACTGACATCTCATGGTTTCTCCTTGCGAGAGCTTCATCGCGGCACCGGTCTGTTGACGACGCGGTTCCACCAGCCCGCGCCCAGCTCGCACTCGGTCTTCGGCGGCACGGCTCTCAGTCCCCTCTCGCGCTGAAGAAACTTGCCAGTCTCCCAGTCCTCCGGGTACTTGGCCGCATGACTCAGCGTCAGGAGCACGTCGGGGGAGGGCAGCACGGGCAGGTCGCGGAGCGCTTCGAGAAGACCATAGTACGCGTCGGCCAGATACCTCTTGTCGTCGCGGAGCCTCTCGATCTCTCGCTTGGCCTCCAGGAGATACTCGAACGGATCGAGCGCGCTGGTGCAACTCTCCATCGCCAGATCGTAGGAGCCCTGCAGCTTGTCCACGATGTCCACGCCCTCGTCGCCCATATCTATCTTCTGCTTCTGCTTTTTCTTTGTCATCGCCTCACCCACCACTTCTCTCCCGTGTCCAGAAGTCCGCTCTCGGGCAGCATCCCCAGTCGCACCGCGATGCGCTCGGAGTACGGACGGTTGGCGTTGATGCGAGCGCGTATGGGCCGCGCGGACATCGTCGCCAGAAGCTGCGCCATCTGCGTGCCGAATCCCACGCGGCGATAGTCCGGTCCGACGAACCACGCGAGCGTGCAGTAGTCCCTCTCGACCTTGATCTGTCCCCACGCCACGGGGTCGCAGACGGACCAGTTGGCGTACATGTATCCGACGTACACGTGATGACTCGGGTCACTCAGGCGGGCCTGCAGCCACTCCAGCTTGTCGCCCACCCACATCTCGCCGTGCGGGTCCCACTCGTCCATCAGGAGGGAGTCGGCCAGCGTGCAGGACCTGAGAATCATCGCCCGTCCCCCGCCAGACCGCAGTACCCGCGCTGACTCTGGTCGTGCACCCTCTCCGCTAGACGCCAAGCCATGCACCGCTCGCCAATGCAGAACCGGGCCACGTCGCCGTCAGTCACCCATACCTGACCGCAGCCCTCCGGTCCGCAGCATCGCTTTCGCTCCGCCGCCTCCTGCACGTGGAGTGTCGTCATGCCGCTGCCTCCACGAACCCGGCCACGTCCCGCCAGAACTCCAGGGGTCTGTCGTCCGAGTAGATGGCCATCTCGTGCTCCAGGTAGCGCGTGTCGGTGTCGCCCAGCGTCGACTTAGACTGAGAGATACTCCTCAGCTCCACCAGCACGTCGGTGGGATAGTCACTCTCCGACCTAGGTCCGGCGTAGACCTTACTCCGCACCGGAAGGCGCACCGTGCCCGGACGACAGTGTCTCTCAGGAAGGCGCACGAATCCTAGTACCTTCTGCGGCTGGCAGCAGCAGCGCACCGCGATCCACTGGTGCCAGCCTCTCGTCTCCACTACGGTCATCTTCCGTCCTCCCTCGTCAATTTGTCCACCACCTGATCCACCGTCTCGCGCAGGCAGAACCCGTGCACCTGCGTCTCGACGTAGGAGTTGGCCACGTATCCGGAGAACACCGTCGTGTTCTCGCATCTTCCCTTTATTCCGGTCACCGCTATCACCTGCGACGGAGCCAGCCACACCGGCCCGCCGTCGGTGCCGGTGAAGTGAACGAAGACGAGCACCGCGACGAGAGTATTCCTCACTCGCTTATTATCTCCGTCTTCACGACCGAGTAGCCCGGAGGAAGAATGAACTTGGCAGCCGTCACTCTCCCGTCGTCGCTGTGGCCGAACTTGAGTCTCATCAGCACGTCGAAGATGTCCTTGCCGAAGAGAAAATGTCCGCCCTGATACTCGTCCTTGTTCACCGACTCAGTCATGTCTCATCCCCCTGCAGTGGTCCAGCTCGTGCGCGTACACTCTGCTTCCCCTCATCACTCCGCGCTGAAGAAAGACGACGCAGGGTCGATGTCGGGAGTACGAGCAGCCGGGAGTGCTGGCGAAGCAGAATCTCTGCATGTCGTCGACCACGCAGACCACGATCCTGTCCGCCTTGTCGTACCGACAGTACGACGGAAGCGAGCTGAGGGAGACAATTCTCGAGGCCATGAGAAGTTCTAACATTATGCACTGAGCTCCACGTATCCGCGCCTGAGTGCTATTCGCATGTCGCGGCGGCGCAGGCCGCGTCCCACGAGCTGACAGACGGACATTCCCACCCTGACTCTGGCCAGCCTGTCGTACAGGGGAGAGCCCAGAAGCCTTCTGCGTCCCCTCTCCTTGGCAGAGGGTCTGCGTACCTTGACGACTATCCTGTCGTCGCCCGTAGGCTTGGCCACTGCAGGCGGACGAGCGCCGCGAAGACACGGAGGACATCGCGTGATCCTCTTGCCCACCAGTCTCTCGGCGAGTCGCAGGCTCGCGTCGGTGTTTATGCGCAGCGCAGCCAAGACGACGTCGGCCTGCATCAGGTTGGCTCTCTCCAGCACGTCGTAGAAGGAGGAACCGGGCACGTCGCCCTGAACCAGTCCGTTCTCTACCATGTATCTCGTGAGGTCCACTCGCAGGTGGCCTCCGGCGCGAGTCAGCGTCGCGCGGTATCTCTCAAGCATTCGGTGAGCTCCCTAGATATCGTTGAGGCGGGAAAATTGAACTACCCCTAGTAGCAAGCGTCCAGCAGCGTGCACCGGCTCGCGGTGGCCCTGCAACCGTCATGGACCCCCAAAGTCAAATAAATGTTCGCTTTTGTGCTGCGCTGCACAGGGCTCCTGAAGGGTGCCTTTTGCCCCCGCTCGGGGACATCGGAGTGGTTAACGCGTCCACTTTGGAAAAACCAAAGAAAGGGATGATAGGCTCGATAAAGTTATTGCGATTGCTGCTGAATTTTGAACTGGCGTCCTGATTTGCAGCGAGGCGGAGGGTGCAATCCTATCAATCCTATCATCTTAACGATTAGGATGATAGGACCAATTATATAGTGTTTACAATTACATTATCATCCTATCATCATTATCAATGTCAGGGGATTGAAATTCTTGAAATGATTTTAATATTTTGCTGTATAAGTGATAGTCTATTGCTGAATCGTTAAAACTCCGGTTTGCCAAAGGCTCGCGGTTAGGGTACGTCCCTTGACCCAAAGTTGTCGTGTGGGGTGAGGCTGACTTTGGTCGCAAGTTACTGGACAACCGCAGCTACGAAATTCGGCGAGGAGCAGAGGGCTGCTCATCACGTCGAGCGACAAGGATTCGAGTTCTATCTTCCAAAAACGATAGAGGGTCTAGGCGCGAGGCTAAAGCGCGACTACCTTTTCCCCGGATACATCTTCATCAAAGTTAGTCAGGGCTGGCACTGCCTGATGCACACGAGAGGTATCAGGCGGATGTTCTTCTGCGGAGAGAGCCCGACTCGCATGGCCTCCAGCGACATCGATCTCATCAGGCGTCGGGAGAGTGCAGACGGCTTCATTCGACTCAAGCCCCCGGTCATGGTCGGCAGTAAGGTCACCATGAAGAGTGGGTCATTCAGGAATCTCGTCGGTAACGTGGAGTCGATGACTGCACGCGACAGGTGCACTGTGCTTCTCTCCATAATGGAGAGAACCGTGGCAGTGGACGTTAGCCTAGACGCTGTAGAGGCGGTCGCCTAATATAGGACCGTATTCTTGGGTCTTTATTTGTGGGGTGCACTGAGCCTCAGTGCGGTAGCTCTGTCTTACACATGGGTCACCCTTGGTACAGTACCAGCGTATGGAAGCGCAGGCGTAGGGCACAGTTACGTGCACGTCCCTTGTGTGACATGTGCGAGAAGGAGGGCATAGTGCAACAGGCTACAGTCGCTCACCACACCACACCACACAAGGGTGACTGGAATCTATTTCTCACATCCACACTGCAGTCCCTGTGCAAGATGCACCACGACAGTATCGCTAAATCAATAGAGGCAAGAGGATACGACAAGACCATAGGGCACGACGGATGGCCTCTAGTCGATCATCTAAAAAATAAATCATGAAAATTATTTTTTGTCCGGGGGGGAATAGAAAATGTTTTTAGAGATCTTTTCTAACACCGACGGGGGACCTACAAATTCAAAAACGACATTTTTCTACGGAACCCCTAGAGCCGCAGGAGGTTTGTAGTCATGGGTTTGCGTGGTCCTAAGGTGGTGGTCCTGCACGACAGAGCTGGCCCTCCCTCCAGGCTCACCAAGGAGGAGCGCGAGGTATGGACTGTCACGGTGGAGGGCCTCCCCGTGGAGTGGTTCAGGCCGGAGCAGCTGCCTCTTCTCGAGCAGTACTGCGTGCACGTGTGCCGGGTCAGGCAGATAACTCAGATGATACGCGACGGGGGCAGCAAGCAGGCGGGTGTCTCGCTGACCGACCTGTACCGCATGGAGATGGCCGAGACGAAGATGGTGGCGTTTCTTGCTACCAAGATGAGGCTCACCCAGCAGTCGACCCTGGCCGTGAGAAAATCGAAGCACGGCGGCGGACCAATACAGAAGCCTTGGGAGAGGGACTCCGACGTTGAGGAGGAGTAAGGCCACCAAGAAGAAGCTCTCGCGCGGCGAGGACAACATTCGCTGGATAGAGAGAAACTGCCATGTCCCGGAGGGCGACGACATGGGAGAGAAGGTTGTTCTCCGCGAGTGGCAGCGGGACTTCATCAAGAAGATCTACGACAACCCCGACTCCACGCGCACGGCGATACTCAGCGTGGGCCGCAAGAACGGCAAGACCGCGCTGGCAGCGTTTCTTCTCATACTGCATCTCATAGGCCCGGAGGCGGTGCGCAACTCGCAGCTATACTCCTCGGCGCAGTCGAAGGAGCAGGCGGCGGTTCTCTTCGATCTGGCTGCCAAGTGCATACGGCTCTCGCCTAATCTTCGCCCCCACTGCACGGTGCGCGACACCTACAAGCAGCTACTCTGTCCCGGCATGGGCACCAAGTATCGGGCGCTCTCCGCGGAGGTGAAAACTAGCTATGGCCTCAGCCCCATCTTCATGGTGCACGACGAGCTGGGGCAGGTGCAGGGGCCGAAGTCCGAGCTCTACTCGGCACTGGAGACGGCCACTGCGGCGCACGGAACGAAGAAGTTCAGGGAGGTGGACGGCTCGCGGCGACAGCCGCTGAGCGTCATCATCTCCACGCAGGCGCCGACCGACAACGATCTAATGTCCATTCTCGTGGACGACGCCCTCACCGGCAAGGACCCGAAGAAGGTGGTGGAGCTGTGGACCGCCGACAAGGAGGCGGACCCGTTCGACGAGGAGACGATAAAGCAGGCGAACCCGGCCTACGGCGACTTCCAGAACGACGAGGAGGTTCTCAACGCTGCAGAGAACGCCCGGCGAATGCCGAGTCAGGAGGCCAGCTTCCGCAATCTCTACCTGAACCAGCGGGTGGAGGCATTCAGTCCCTTCGTGACGAAGACGGTGTGGGACTCGTGCGGCGCGGCACCTGCAGTTCTCAAGAGGGACACTCCGATATACGCTGGCCTCGATCTGTCCTCGACCACCGACCTCACGGCGTACGTCGAGATCGGTCAGGTTGGGGGTGTGTGGCAGGTGGCTCCGACGTTCTGGCTCCCCGAGGAGGGGCTGAGAGAGAAGGCGCGGCTGGACAGAGTGCAGTACGACGTGTGGAGCGACGAGGGCTATCTGGAGGCCTGCCCCGGCAAGTCGGTGGACTACCGATACGTGGCCGACTTTCTGGTGGACCGCATCAGGGACGCCAACGTCAGGAAGATCGCTTTCGATCGGTGGGGATTCAAGCATCTCAAGTCGTGGCTTCTGGAGGCCGGACTCACCGAGAAGAAGATAGAGGACACGTTCGTCGAGTTCGGGCAGGGGTTTCAGTCTATGTCCCCGGCCCTGCGCTCGCTCGAGACGCTGATTCTCAACAAGCAACTGGCGCACGGCAAGCATCCGGTTCTGTCGATGTGCGCGGCGGTGTCCGTGGTCAAGCGCGACCCGTCCGGCAACAGAAAGCTGGACAAGGCTAAGTCGAGGGGAAGAATAGACGGCATGATAGCTCTGGCGATGGCTGCAGCGGTGGCCGAGAGTACGGTACCCGCGAAGAAGGTCGCGCACGACCTCATGTTCGTCTGAGAGCTGGGCGACTGCGTCTGTAATAAATCTCTCATGGACAGTATCACCCCTCACTGCGATGAGAGTGGCTCGTCCCCCCTGAGTCAGCAGGCGCAGTCGCTCTTTTTAATTGTTCCGCCGAGACTGATGGAGGAGGCCCGCCGAGTGTTCGCCGGGTCGAACGTAGTGCTGATAGAGCAGCAGCAAATTCCCGTGGGCGAAGACTAGAGGAGACATGGCAAGAGAAGTAAAGAGCAAAGAGATCGCCTATGCCCGACTCGACATCAAGTCGATCGACAAGCAGAAGCGAGTAATCACGGGAACGGCGACTACGCCTACTCCCGACAGAGTGGGCGACATCGTTAATCCGCTCGGAGTCGAGTTCAGGAACCCTATGCCGCTGCTGTGGCAGCACAGGTCCGATCAGCCGATCGGACTCGTCAGGTTCGAGAAGCCGACAAAGGCGGGTATCAAGTTCGAGGCCACCTTGCCGCAGCCCGCAGATCTCAAGAGCGAGAATCTGCGGAAGCGCATCGAGGAGGCAATCGAGAGCGTAGAGCTAGGGCTGGTTCGCGCTACGTCGATTGGATTCAGGCCCATCAAGTACGCCTTCATGGACGACGGAGGCGTGGACTTCCAGGAATCGGAGGTGATGGAACTATCGCTAGTGACGATCCCGGCTAACGCCGAGGCCACCATCGCCACCATCAAGCACTTTGCTACCAAGTCCGATATCTCGGACACCGCTACGATTACTATCACACCGCCCCAAGCTGTCGCTCCGCCGCGAGGCGATAATGTGGTCGTTAAGACCGCGCCGACTGTCAAGGCATCATCAACACGAAAGGAGACATCCAAGATGTCTAAGACAATCGCGGAGAAAATCTCTGCGTTCGAGGCGTCGCGCGCTGCCAAGGCTGCCGCGGTCGCCAAGCTTCTCGAGGGCGAGGGTGACGAGATGGTCACGCTCAACGCCGAGCAGCAGGAGCAGCACGACACACTGATGCAGGAGATCAGGGACATCGACGCGCACCTTGTTCGACTGCACGACGCCGAGAAGCTGGCAAAGGAAGCAGCCAAGCCTGTCACCGCAGAGACAATCACGGAAGACAAGGCGCGGCAGCCCATTCGCGTCACGGCGATTCATGCCAACGTGCCGAAGGGTCAGTCCTTCGTGCGCTACGCTCAGGCTCTCACGGCTGGCAAGGGAAGCATCGATCAGTCGATTCGCTTCGCCAAGTCGGCGATGAAGCGCGGCGGATGGGACAACACCCCGGAAGTTCTCGACTGGCTTGAGCTCGACGTGAGCTCGATCATGCGCGAGAAGGCCGCGGTCGGTGTCGGTACTACCACGGACGCGACTTGGGCCTCGCCGCTCATCGCGTATAACGTGCTCTCGTCGGAGTTCATCGAGTATCTCCGCCCGAACACGATCATCGGCCGCATCCCCGGTCTGCGTCGCGTTCCCTTCAACATCCAGATGCCGCGCACCACAAGTGCGACGTCAGCCGGATGGGTCGGCGAAAACGCGCCGAAGCCGGTCAGCGCGATGGCCTTCGATACGGTTCAGCTCCGCTGGGCCAAGGCGGCAGGCATCGTCGTCCTCACGGACGAGCTGGTGCGGTTCAGCAATCCGTCGGCGGAAGCCGTCGTGCGGCAGGACCTCGTGGACACTATCACGCAGTTCCTCGATCGTCAGTTCGTCGATCCCTCGGTGGCCGCAGTCACCAACGTGTCGCCGGCCTCGATCACGAACGGCGTGACTGGCGTCACCCCGACTGGAACAAACGAGGCAGCGCTCCGCACGGACGTCGCCACGCTGTTCGCGAACTTGCTCACGCTCAACTTGTCGCCGTCCGGCGGCGTGTGGATCATGACACAGCAGCAGGCTCTGCGGCTGTCGCTCATGGTGAACTCGCTCGGTCAGCCGTCCTTCCCGAACATCAACGCGGAAGGTGGCACGCTGTTCGGCTATCCGGTCGTGGCGTCGGAGAACATCCCGTCGACGACTGGCTCGCCGACGGAAGGCTACCCGATCATCTTCGCGGTCGCGAAGGAGATCCTGCTGGCCGACGACGGTCAGGTCGTGCTCGACGCAAGCAATCAGGCGTCGATCCAACTTGACTCGGCGCCTGACTCGCCTCCGGGTGCGTCCACTGCTTACATCTCGATGTGGCAGATGAACATGACCGGTCTGCGTGCCGAGCGCTGGATCAACTGGCTGAAGCGCCGCACTGGCGTCGTCCAGTTCATCTCGTCCGCGCTCTATCGCTAAAGCGGAACTCCGGGTTAGCTCACTCCTTCCTCTGAGCGAGCTCGGGTGGAGAGGGCCGGTACGGAGT